CCCGCCGCGCCTGTGTCGCGCAGTGGTAACGGCACGGGGTCTGCCCCAAATGTCGTTCGGCTGACCGCCGCGGAACGCGAAATGGCGCAAATGATGGGCATGTCCGACCGTGACTATGCATTAAACAAAATCGCGCTTCAGCGCGAAGGCAAATTAAATTAAGGATACTGAAAATGGAACCTGCTAAAACAACAACGGGTCGCGCCCGTGCAAAAACTTCGCGTTTTGCAAAAGTAGCCGAAAAAATTTCGGTTGCTGAAGTTACCGAAACGGCTGTAGCCGAAGCTGCTTCGCTTCGTTCTACTGCCCGCCCCAGTCTCCGCGAGGAAAGCCCCCTTGAGCGCGCCAAACGGCGTGCAGCGGAAATTAAAGGCCACTTGACATCGACGGACGACACCACCGATGAATTTGCGATTCCCCCGCATATTGTTCCAGAGGGTTGGACATATGAGTGGAAGCGCAAGACCGTGTTTGGTCAGGAGGATTCGTCCTACATGATGTCGCAAGAGGCACGCGGCTGGGAACCTGTGCCTGCTTCACGTCACCGCAACCTTATGCCTGAAGGCCACTACAACACCATTGAGCGCAAAGGCATGATTTTAATGGAACGTCCAAAAGAAATTACGGACGAAGCCAAACGTCAAGATCGCGCGCGGGCGCTGAACCAAGTAAAGAACCGTGAACAGCAACTTGCAGAGGCGCAAGCAGGCGAGTTTGCGCGTAATAAACCAACAATTTCCAAGGGTTACGAGCCAATGGCTATGCCTGAAGAATAGTAATATGGCCCCCCAGAAATGGGGGGCTTTACTTTTAATATAAATATGTCTATTTTCCGCAATGCTTCCATGTGAAGTCTCTTCCTCGGTGTGAAGAGTTAGCCCTTTCCGGTTTCTAGTCGCCTCGGTGTGCGATGATTGGAACCTCCTGTAAAAAGGAGAACCCGTCATGGCAAATACCTTTGCGCCAAACGGTTTTCAGCAGTATCAAGGCACTGGTACGACTCCATCGTACGAACAGACCACAATGGCTATTGCTTCCGGCAATACCACCCCGATTTTCTTTGGCGATCCCGTAGTAATGTCCGCCGGCACAACCGGTGTTGGCACTGGCTACATCAACCAGGCTTACGGCCCTATCACGTTGACTGTTGGCGCAACCGCCATCACCACCAACGCTACAACGGGCGCGTTGACCGTAACGATTACGGCTCCAACCACGTCGACCTCTGGCAACCTGCCTTCGTCCCCGAACGCTTTCACGGCCCCGATTGGTTCCTACATCACCATCGTTGGCTCGACCATGACTTCGGGCAACCTGAATGGCACTTACCAGGTCACTTCGGCAACTTCGACCACCATTGTTTGCGCCAATGCCGGTGCAACGATCAACGCAACTTCGACGGCTTCGGGTGTTGTCACCCTATATACCCCGATTGCTGGTGTGTTTGTCGGTTGTCGTTACCTCTCCACTTCGCAAAAGCGCGTTGTGTGGGGCAACTATTGGCCAGGTGCTGACGCAAACGGCGACGTAACTGCTTATGTTATTACTGACCCGAATGCTCAGTTTATTGTCCAGACCGCTAATTCCAATACCACTGCAACAGCAGTTGGTTTGGCTTCTGTTGGTCAGAACATTGGCTTTAACTACAACGACTATACCGCAACCGGTGAAACCCTTGGTAACACTGCAAACGGTTTATCCACTTACTTTGCCGACCAGTATTCACTGATCGCCAACTCAAACGCAGGTGCAGTTGCAAACAACTTCCTGCCATTCCGCATCATCGGTCTTGCCAACTATACGCCAGGTCAGACCAGCCCGCTGGTTTCCATCAACGGAAACGATAGCACAACCGCTTACAACAAGATCATCGTCGGGTTTAACAACTCAATGATGAAAGCTCTTGCTGGCATCTAAGGGAGTAAGGTAAAATGGCTGTCAATCTTTCGGCGATTAAAGATCTTCTCCTTCCTGGTCTTCGTGGTATCGAAGGCAAGTATGAGATGATCCCATCTCAGTATGACAAAATCTTCACCAAGCACGATTCGAAGCTTGCTCTCGAACGTACTGCTGAACTGCGCTTCTTGGGCCTTGCCCAGTTGAAGACTGAAGGTGGTCAGACTGCTTTTGATAACGGCGCTGGCGAGCGTTATGTGTACAACCAAGAACATACCGAAATCGGTCTTGGTTATGCCATTACCCGTAAAGCCATCGACGACAACGTCTACAAAACCCAGTTCCATCCGTCTAACCTTGGCCTTGTGGAAGCTTTCCAGCAGACCAAGGAAATTTACGGTGCAAGCATTTTGAACAACGCAACAACCTACAACAGTGCAGTTGGCGGTGACGGCGTGGCTCTTTGCTCTTCTTCGCATCCGATTGATGGCGGTACTGTTGCAAACACCCCAACCACTCAGGTTGACCTGAACGAATCAACCCTGCTTAACGGCATGATCCAGATCCGTACAGCGTTCAAAGATCAGGCCGGTTTGAAAGTGTTTGCCCGCGCCAAAAAGCTGGTTGTTCCGCCTCAGTTGGAGCCTGTTGCAATTCGTCTGACAAAGACAGAATTGCGCCCAGGCACTGCCGACAACGACGTCAATGCCCTGCTCACAACTGCCGGCGGCCTGTCCGAAGGCTACATGACCAACGACTTTTTGACGTCACAATACGCTTGGTTCCTGCTCACAAACATTGATGGTCTCTCCTATATGGAGCGTGTCAAATTTGAGACGGATATGCAAGTTGACTTTGTAACGGATAATTTGCTCGTAAAGGGTTATGAACGTTACTCTTTTGGCTATTACAACTGGCGTTCCATTTGGGGCAGCTTCCCAACCTTCTAAGATCGGAGATAGTCCATGTCTATCACATCATTCTCCGGCCCCCTTGTTACGTTTGGGCAGAGTCCGTACAACCCTTTGGAGTACAATCCAGAGTTGGGGCCGTCGGCTTTTTATTCTGGCGCGGGGATTATTGATCCCCGTCTCCCCTACACCTACATTGCTGGCCAGAATTTTGGTGCATTTACCGGCATGTTTTTGGGTTTTGATAACATCACAACCCTGAATATTGTTCCTTACACCAATTCTTCTGCCGCTGTTGTTGCTTCGGCAAACCCCACGTCAGCAAACCTGACGCTTGTGTCTGCTGCTTCAGCATCAACGGGTGTTTCGATTGTCAGCCAAATCGTTCGTGCCGATACCGGCGCGATTGATACCAATGGTGGCGCGGGTTTTGTTGCTCTTGACTCCTACACATCGGTGTCTGGCTACATTTCCAACGGCACTTCTGGAACTGCGGGTAACACTTTGATTGTTTCGACGGCCAGCAACGGCCCTCTGGCAATTGGCATGGTTATTAGCGGTACGGGTATTGCTTCTGGAACGACCATTACGGGCTATGGCCCAACAGTTAATGCCACAAACGGCGCTTCTGGCGTTGGTTTTACTGGTTCTTACACTGTAAGTGGTTCTGCGGTAACTGCTGGCACCAGTGGTTCGCCGATCACGATCACGGCATCGCTTAACAATGCCCAAAGTGCGGTTCTTTCCAACGCGATTCCGCAGGGATCGGCTGGAACGATCAACCTGTGGAACCCACAGGCTGTTCTTGGACGTGTTTTGTCTTATACCGCTGCTGCTTCTGCAACTTATACGACAATTACCGTCAATGGGTACGACATCTATGGATGGCCGATGACTGAAACTGCCACTCTTACGGCTGGTAGCACTGTCAACGGCAAAAAAGCGTTTAAGTATATTCGTTCTGCCACCCTTTCGGGCGGTACTGCTGATACAACTCACGCTTACTCCGTTGGTACAAGCGCCATTGTTGGCTTGCCTATTCGTGCTGATTCGTCAGGCGAACTTACGGCTGCGGCTGCGGCTTCGCTGTCAGTCTTGAACCCTGTGACCAATTTCACCGGTTTCACTGCTGCCGTAAATACCTACCCGACTGCCACGACTGGTGACGTGCGCGGAACAATTGATCTGTCAAACGCGACAGGCGTCAATTTGACCCCTGCAACCGCCACTAATCGTTATGTGGTTCGTCAATCGCCCCAGCCTTACAACGTCAGCTCTGCTGCTGGCTTGTTTGGTCAAACACAATATGCCAACTTCTAAGGAGTAGACCGATGAAAGGTCATAAGGCACATCACCACGAGCATGGCGGTATGGCGCACCACACCGCTGAACATCACGCTCACCATGCTAAAAAGCATCATCGCAAGGCTGGCGGTAAAGTTGAATCCGCTAAAAAAGGCGTCAACGAAGCCGAAATGGACTTGAAGATGAAGCCTATGGAGTACAACCACGGCAATCCTGAAAAGGAAGCCGAAGCGTTGCACGCCAAAAAAGGTGGCCGCATTAAAAAGCACAAGCACCATGCTCACCACGAGCACCACGTTAAACACGTTGGTAAAATGCATGGTGAGCACGCCCATCACCATGCGGGCCGCAAGCCCCGCAAGTCTGGTGGCCGCGCTGCTGCTGAAAACAACCCCTTTACAACTGCCCGTCACGGCGCAGCTCCTAAAGGTCACAAGGTTGAAGTCGAAACGATGGGTTAATCCCATCGGTAAATTAAACGGGGGTGTAAAAACCCCCGTTTTACTAATGAGGATACCATGACCGCAGCTTGGACGCGCAAGGAAGGCAAAAATCCTTCCGGTGGATTAAATGCCAAAGGCAGGGCTTCCGCCCGCGCTGAAGGACACAATTTGAAAGCACCGACCAAGGATGCCGATAATTCTCGGCACAAATCTTTTTGCGAACGCATGACGGGGATGAAGAGAAAGCTTACCGGTGCTGCCGCTGCTGCTGATCCTGACAGCAGGATTAACAAATCTCTCAGAAAATGGGGATGTCATTGATGGATAAGCCATTCTGGGATAAAAAATTACCTAAAGGCCATGAACACAAGCATTTAGACAAAAAGCAAGTGCAATCGGCAAAAGCTCGCGCACGCGCTGCTGGCAGGCCATATCCAAATTTGATAGACAATGCTACGGCTGCTAGGGCCGGACACAAGCGAGGAAAGTGATATGCGTCCTGTAACAGTTACGGTCGGGCCTCTTGCAACAGCAAGCCTTAACGCCATTTGCCTTTCACAAACCCCTGCTGCTGGCGCCTTGACGCTTAACGGCGCATTGGCTGTGACTGTAAACACCGGCGTTTCATTGGCCGGCGCGACTACCACATCAACCACCGCCGTGCTGGATACCCCTCGGCGTGTTGTTATCACGACGACCGCGAACGAAAGCGCCAAAACTTTTACAATTATTGGCACTGATTATAACAATTCTCCGGCCACTGAAGTGATTACCGGCCCCAATATTAGCACTGCTGTGTCGAACATTGACTTCAAAACCGTTACCAGCATTACCATTAGCGCCGCTGCTGCTGGGGCTTTGACGGTTGGAACAAACAACACGGCTTCTTCTGGTTGGGTTCGGTTTGATGACTACACCCTGTCTCAGGCTGCTATCCAATGCACCGTCAATGGTACGGTGACTTACACGGTCCAACAGACGCTGCAAGATCCTAACAGCCCAACTAATCCTGTTAATCCGTATCAGGTTAATTGGCTCAACACTTCGGACGCACAGGCTGTTTCTGCAACGGTTAACGTGCAGAGCAGCTATCAGTACGCACCAGCGTATGCTAAAGTGACAATTACAAACGGGACTGGTTCAGTTACCGCGACATTCACGCAATTTGGCGTTGCGCCATACTAATAGGGGTTAACTATGTCTGGATTGAGTTTAGGCTCTTCAACGGCAGATCAGGCACTTCTTACTGAACTCCCTACACGTTTGCGCGACAACCTTGGCAAGCAGAAAGTTTCTGAAAGCCAAAACCTGTTTGAAGCTGATTTTGAATATTCTCAACAGCCAATGCGGTGGGAAGCCTATATCGCAGGTGGCGCGACAATCCAGCAGGTATCTTCTTCGGGCGGCATTCAAATGAGCGTAACGTCTGCCTCTGGCGATTGCGCCATCCGTCAGACACGCCCATACATCCGGTATCAGCCAGGCAAAACAATTTATATGGCAACCGGCCTTGTGTTTGGTGCTGCCGTTACCAACCAGCGCCAGCGCGTTGGTTTCTTTGATGAAGCAAACGGTGTGTTCTTTGAACAAAGCGACCCGACATCAGCCAATCCTAACGGCATGTCTGTTGTTTACCGTTCGGATGTTGGTGGCACGATCACCAACACGATTGTCACTTATCCAAACTGGACAGATCCATACAACATCAAAGGCTTGTTGAATTTTAACAACATCCAAATGTATTACATCGAATATGCTTGGTATGGGGCGGGCTTGCTGCGCTGGGGCGTTGTTTTGAACGGCGAACCTTATGTGCTGCACCAAATTGGCATCGGCAATTTGCCCAGCCAAACCAGTCCTTGGTCGCGCACAGGCAACCTTCCTGTTCGTTATGAACTTCGCAACATCGGCACGTCGACAGCAGGGTCAATGTACCATTACGGTGTGTCTGTGCTGGCCGAAGGCAAGATCGACACTCAGCGCGGATTTACCTACGGGTACGGCATGGCTGCTGGTACGCCCGCACGTCAACCTGGCGCTTCCGCAACTCGCTACCCAATTTTGTCCTTCCGCTATCGCACAATGGGTACGTTAGAATATGGTGTTGATACCAATTATTCTGGTGCAAATGGTACGTTGCCTGCGGGCGGTGCTGCAATCACTAGCTCGTCTAATTTGGCTGCTCAAGTGGGGACGTCAAGCATTTCTGGCGTTACATTGACCATTGGCACTGTAACATCTGGCACAGTCGCTATTGGCCAGCTTGTAACTGGAACGGGTGTTGCCGCAGGCACCGTTATTACGGCTGGCAGTGGCTCTTCATGGACGGTTAACGTAAACCAAACTGTTTCTTCTACGACCATGTACATGACGGCTGGGACTGTAATAACGGCATCGTCTGCTACTTGGACCGCTAACCAGTGGGTTGGCAAATATGTTTGGTCACGCGGCAGCACCGCTTCAATTACCGGCATTGTTGTCTCTGGTGCGTCTGCGCCATACACGGCCACGGCTACCACTGCGGCTCCGCATTTCTTAACAACTGGCCGTTATTTGACCATTTCAGGCGGCACAACCAATACGTCCGTAAATGGCACGTTTCAGATCACAGTCACTGGGCCAACCACCTTTACATATTCGGTTACAACCTCTGGCAACCCGACTGGCACGATTTTGTATGCGTCCGGCACTGGGGCTGTTGGCCGTATTGTTTCCAACACCACCACGTCTTTGACTGTTGTCGATAACGTGCTTGGCAGTGCTTCTTTGCCTTATCCAATGGCTACTACGCCTGCAACCAGCGGCAATTATATCATTGGGTTGATTGACCGTGGGCAGGTTTTGCCTGAGACGTTGAACATCTATTCTTCGGCAAACTGCACTCTTGAATTGATCGCTTCGACGTACTATTCGCCTGTTTCTCTGACCGGCGCGACGTTTAACACCATGTATTCCCTTGGGTCATTAAATAGCTTTGTCGAGCGAGACGTGTCTGCAACCGCCCTGTCTGGTGGAGAAGTGGTTTATAACACCCCGCTTCCGTCAGGTGGCTTGCAAAACTTTGACCTGACCACGTTTTTTCCGCTCTACACTACAATTCAGGGCAATGCCCCTGACATTTTGACAATAGCGGTTACAACACCATCAAGCTTTGGGTCAAACACGGTTGGTGCATCTGTCATTTCGCAGGAAGCAATGTCCTAATAGGGGGTTTTTATGGCTACCTCTGGGACTTATGCCTTTAATCCTTCATTGGGCGAATTGACGCTTTATGCGTACAATTTGATTGGCATCCGCAACACTTCATTGGCTCAAGAACATTTTGAGTCAGCGCGAATTGCGACAAACCTTATGCTGGCCAATTGGGCCAATAGAGGCGTCAATCTGTGGGCGGTTGATTTAATCACGGTGTCTTTGACGCAAACACCGACGATTTTGACGCTGACTGCGACGGGATCAACGGTTACATTGACATATGCGACGCCGGACACGCCGATTTACACTGTGGGCAGTTCTATTACGGTTCTTGGGGTCACTCCGACCGCTTATAACAACACCTACACCGTTACGGCTTCTGGGCCAGGTACTGTGTCTTTTGCCAGCACGACAACCGGCACGATGACCGTTGCTGGGACAATTACATCGCCGACACCGGCGCCAACATACAGCGTTAATCCAAACACTGTAATAATTTTGGACGCCTATATCACAACCGGCACGACTGGCACGTCAACCGAAATTGACCGCATCATCCTGCCGGTCTCGCGCACTGAATATGCGTCATATCCGAACAAGCAAAACACCGGTTTCCCGACAATTTTTTGGTTTGATCGGTTGATTTCGCCGACAGTGTCGCTTTGGCCCGCGCCGGACGGCAATGAAGTGTCCTTAAAATATTATCGCGTCCGTCAAATCCAAGATTCGGCGTTTACAGACGGCCAAACCGTTGAAATCCCATATCTTTGGCTTGACGCATTTGCTTCCGGCTTGGCTTATCGATTGGCATTGCAGTGGGCGCAGCCCCTTGTGCCGGCGTTAAAACCAATTGCCGACGAGGCCTACACAATCGCCGCTGATCAGAACGTCGAAACAGCAAACCAGTACATTTCGCCACAAGTGTCCGGCTATTATAGGTAATTTCATGGCTTATGCATCAAAGGCGGGCAAAGCCAGAATCAGTTCCAAAAACCCGCAGGCATTAGCCATTTGCGATCGGTGCGGGTTTACCTACAATCACGTCGATTTGGCTTGGCAATTTGATTACGCTGGCGCAGGTCTAATTAATAAACGCATTTTGGTATGCAATTCTTGCATGGATACGCCGCAAGAGCAGCTTCGTGCAATTGTTTTGCCGGCAGACCCTACGCCAATTGTCAATCCGCGTGTTGAAGTATGGGCCGATGCCGAAAGTGATTACATCACGACGTCGCAACCAACAGTTTATGACCCATTAACAGGTATTCCCGTGCCATCTACCACAAATGTGGTATCTGAATTGGGTCAAAACTATACGCCGCAACCGATTGGTGTGCCGACTGGGCTTGAGCAGGGCGCCGTTATGCCGCTTTACCAAAAAACAGCGTACAATGTTAACCTGTTTCCGCTTTCAGTGACGGCAAACGGCACGCAAATTATTACTGTGACGTGTTCCAAAGCGCATGGCATGGTGACAAATAGCCAAATCTCGGTCGAGGGTTTGGCAAACAACAATGCCAACGGATTTTATAGTGTGACTGTAACGA